TTGAGAGTGTTCCCTCAAAAGTTTCTGCTAATTCATCTGTAGCTTTTCCAAATCTTCCACCTTTTGCAAATACTTTTTCAAATGCTTGTACTGTTTCTTCAATAGAAACTGTTGCACCAGCTTTAAAACCAAGCATATTTCTAACACCTTTTTCTCTAAATAGATCGGCCGCACCTATACCTGCACTAAATGATCTTTGTATTTGTTCAGCCGCAGTTCTAAAATCTAATCCTGTTACAGCGGCCACATTACCTGTAATCTCTAACATTTTTTGAAGATCATTAGCATTGTCAGTTACAGTTGCTAAAATACCAGAACCTGATTGTATTTCTTCTAATGAAAATGGAACTTGAGATGCAAACTTAGTCATGTTCTCAAATGCTTTTGCACCTTCGTTTGTATCTTTAAGTAAGAACTTTAATCTTGTTCTTAAATTCTCTAAATTTTTTCCTGTATTAACTAAATTTCTAGCAACTAAACCTACACCTAAACCAATAAAAGCATTTTGTAGATTAAATACAGATTGTTTTAATTTTCCTAAAGCACCTTGTACACTATTAAGTGCTTGTTTGGATTTATCTCGTGCTACAATATCTATATTAAGTCTTTGATTTGCCATTATTTAAAATTCCTTGCTTCTGCTAATGATTGTTTTGTTTTATACTGTTCTTGTTCTTTTTTCAAGTAAGCTAACCAAAGATTATAATGGCTAACAGGCATATCAAGAACTTCTTGAATTGTGATGTGTAATCTATCAGCAACAATCAACATTGATCGAATGTCGTTGTCGCTATCTACTTTTTTTCTGCGTCCTCGTAATTAGTATCAGCAAGAATTTGATTAGCAATAGTTGAGATGATATTTGAATCTGCTCTTTTTCTAAGAGTAAATTTATCTTCTGGAGCAAATGCTTTTACAAGATCACCTTTATCATTTTTAATCTGTAATTTCATAATTAACAGATCAACAAGAACATTTAAGTCTTGAAAGTTATTAGACTTTTTGAAGATTATATTCTTTTCTTCTAAAGTTAATGGTTCAGAATAAAAAACAGTAGGATTATTATTTTCATCTTTCCACTCTTGAACTTCAATAGTGATAGTTTTAAGAGTTTCAAAATGAGATTTAACTCTATCAATAACTGACATAAATTATTATGCTACAGTTCCTACAGTTAAAGCACCAGTTCCTTGAAAAGTTACACTTCTTGAAACGATTGCGTCCATTGAGTTGTTGATACTCATACCAGTAATAATTCCTGAACCAGTAAAACTTTGATCTCCTGTAGTATTACCCTCTGGTAATAAAACAAAAGAAATAGTAGAACCAGCAGTTAGAGTTTCTTGTTTTGTATCAGTTTCATCATAGTGCATTTCGATTGTTCCTGAGAATGAAGTTCTGCCAGTTACAAATGATTTAGTAGCATCAGTTAAAGCTGTATCTTCTACAACATCTCCAGTAGTTTCTAAAGTAAACGAAGTAACTTCGCCTAATTCAGTTCCACCAACTGTTACAACTCCTTCTTTTCCGTGATGTGTTGCCATGTCTTCTTATCCTTGTTAGATTTTGATTTAGTTTCTTTTTCTTGTTTATAGCCTAGTCTTAAATAATGTTCAAGATTAGTTTCATTAATAATTATTTCTGAATCATCTTTATATAATTTAATATCTTTAGCCATAAAGTCTTTTACAATTTATCTTCTTCTTCGTCAATATCTTCTTCTAAATCTTCTTCTTCATAATCAAAATCTTCATCTAAATCTTCATTATCTTCTTCCCATGTTCCTTCATCTTCTTCAACAACATTTTCTCTAATTTCTTCAACTAAATCTTTTACTTCTTCACAAATGATAGATTCTTTGTCATGTAGTTTTTCTAATTGATTCATTCTTTTAGTTATTTTTTCTAATATCTTTTCTGTTTTGCTCATTGTTTATCTCCTAAGGTGTTCCTGCTTGATATTCGTACATACACCTGATTGTCATTCTTATACCACCAACAGGAAATAAACTACCCTCGTCAGTTTCTACTTGTATAACTTCCGAATCAAGTGCTTTACCATTTCTCGTAATATCACTTTCTATCGCAGTTTCAATAGCTGTTATTAACTCGTTTCGTTTAGTATCTATATTAACTTCTGCACCTTTAACAAAACCTAGAATTACAAAATCAATAGTACCTGTTCTAGTTCTAGCACCAGAACCTAATTCAGAATCATCTCTATTTTCTTCAGATGTTTGAACTATTACTGCTGGGTATTGTTGTTCAGATAATTCGTCTAATATAAATGGTTGTCTAGTAGCTTTCTTAATTGCTGGGCTACTTATAGATGAAATAACCGATAATAAATTAGATGCTATATCTTCTCTAATGCTCATATTCTTGCTTTCCTAAATTCTTTTGCAACAAATCTGTTAAATTGTTTTCTTATTATATTTGCTGTTCTATCATTAAAACCAAAAAATTCACGATTTGTTTTACCTAATACTTGATTGAATAATGCTCTCTGACGCATTTGTGCATTTGAAAAACCTAATGTTATTTTATGTCTTCCTGTTTTTCTTACAGTTCTTCCACCAGGTGTTAAAGCACCCATCATACGACCTGTATTAAATAAATCTACTTTGGTTGATTTACCTTCTTTTTGAAGTTGTTTCAAATAGCTTGAAGAATATGGTGCAAAAGGTGTATCGTTAATATCTATTCCTTTAGCAGTTTTAGTTCTTATAATATCTAATAATTGAAAACCACCTTGCAAAACACCTTTATCAATTATACTTGGAAATTTTCTTTGTAATCTTGCGTATCTTTTTTGAATAGCTTTGGCATTAGTTTTAATCTTTAAATCTAAAGCCATTATCTAACCAATCTTCTAAATCCATGTAAAGGTTCTCTCTCATTAACAGAAATAGAAGAATTAGAATCTACATCATATTCAACACCATCTTCTAATATCATTCTCCATTCCATATTATATTGGCTCATGTAATATTCTGCCATTCTTTCAAATCTATCTTTTTCTGTTTCTGGTCTAAATTTTGTTAATGCTGGAAGTAAGAATCTACCTAGAAATAGATAAACACCTGCTCTTTCGAATTGATCTAAATTAACTTTTGTATTAACCATTTCTGCTGTGTTTAAAACTGTTATATCTGTAAAAATATTTGTTTTATATACAGGCCACCATTCTATTCTTAATTGTCTAAAAATATCATTATCAACTTGATCGAAAAAATTAGTAGCTTCAGTAGAATTAGATGCAATACCAAAATCAAACGCATCAGGTTGATATTTAGTTACATCACTTGCAGTTATTACATCTGCACCAGTAAAATTAGCCATTATTTACTCCACATAATTAAGAAAAGAATTACAGCAACAATAGGTGCTATAAACAGAAGATTATTCCATGTCTTTCTGTACAGCCACTTCCAATTCTTTCTTATCTGTTTCCAAATCCACTTGTACATCTTTTTTCTTCCTTAATACTTTTTTCTTTTTAGGTTTAATTTCAACAACCTTTTCTTCTTTTACATCATCTTGAATAGGTTTAAAACCTCTAAAATCATAAACTGCTTTATTTGTTTCATAATCTAATATTGATCTCTCGATAATTTTGTTTCCTCTTTGTAATTTTATGATTTGTTTATTTTCAATTATTTTTATCATTGTGTCTCCTTAGTAGAAGTAGGGGCTATTTCTAGCCCCCACTAAGTATTCAATTATTATTGAATTGATGAATCGTAGTGTAATTCTACACCGTAAGTGTCATGGATTTCTCCGACACCGTAAACTGATGTAGCCACAATCTCATCTGCTCTTAGAGAAGCATCTCTTTGAGTTTCGATTTTAACATCTTGCATCATAGCGATTGCTAAAGCATCTCTATGGAAAGCACCACCTTTGTAATCACCAGCAGTACCAGTATTAGCGATATTTGAAGTTTCAAATATGTTCATACCAGCTAATCTGCCTACGAAACCTGATCTTAATGCTTCGTTAGATAGATCGTTTGCATTTGCGTTAGCAAAAGTGTTTGTCATGTTAGCTTTTAAATCGTAAGCGATTTTAGGGTGTAACACTACTGAACACATATCAGCATCTAAGGCATTTGCTCTTAAAGTTGATAATGCGTTGAAGATAACAGAGGCAGAAATTGCACCTGTACCATCTCCTAATGCTACTGAGAAGCCATCAAACAATGCAGTTAAATCTGCGTCTTGTTTTCTAGCTAATGCTTCACCGAATAACTTACCAATGTCAGCCGCAACATTTCTTGGTGCAGAGTTTCTTGCTAAGTCCGTTAAAGTTGTCATAACACCCACTTCCGAAGCTGTGATAGTTACAGAACTAGGGTCAATCGCTGTATTAGATAAGTCAGTTGCTTCAGAAACAGCGGCCGCACTTACTTGTGCATACACTGGTACTTCAACTGCTTTTCCACCACCTGTGATAGCATAGTTTTTAACTAAGTTTCTCATAATGGATTTTTCAGAAGCAACGAATTGTGCTTCTGCTACTATCTCTGTGTATAGTTCTGATAGTGTAGAACTTGTACTTTCATTTGCCATTTTATTATCCTATAAAAGTTATTTGTTGTTTAAATTAATCTCAACAGCGCCAGAATCTCTTTTTCTCCTATATTCTGCATAGGCTTTTTTGTCTTCTGGTTTTGTTAAGTCCAAGTCCTGTAGATTAAAAGGTTTAACAGTTTTACCACCGATACTACTGGTTGATCCTGTCCCAGGCTTAGACCCTTTACGGAAATGCGGGTTAGTATCTAAGAACTCTTTAACACGATCTTCGATTGT